CTAATCCAAGCGGGACCGGTCAATTCTATGGAAACCCTTCCAATAGCATCAACGTTAAAATCTCCAATGGTTTTATCGTCAGTGCTTTACAAGTGCTTACTCAAGTGGGGGGCGATGGGGAAGGCGATGGAAACACTACGGATGACGGAAACGGCAATCAGATTCCAAATTCCAATTGCTACAACGCGGGCGACGGCGGAAGTATTTTTGCCGAAATTTACAGGGTTCGGACAGACTACCTTACTATCCAGGCGGGAAGCGGCGGCAATCCGTACACGGGTCAGGCTCCAGGCAGTAGCGCCAGCGGCGGAAGTGGGGGACAGCTTACTTTTTCCATCGCCAAATGCTTTGTGGGGCATCTTACCCTTACGGCGGGTCAGCCGACAAATGGAGTAAACGGCGGAAGTGCGGGAGGCGTAGGCTTCATAAATGACGGTTCGTACATTAGCGAAGTCAGCGCGGCAACGCCACTAGGTTTCACGTTTGCTTCCTTTTCCGGGGATGGGCAAGGCCGCACGGGTAACGATGTTTTGCGGGCCATGCTTTCAAAACTCTATATCACAAGCTGTTATATCAATACCATCAAGTTTGGCAATTGCGCATTCGCTGCCAGTTCCGGCTTTGGTTCAAGCACCGCAACGGACATGGGCGGCAATTCAACCGGATGGTAAACTTTGAATCCGGGTTCAAAACAACAGAACTTGCGCACTCCATCACAAACCATTTAATGGGCTAAATCTATGCGGACGATACTAACCAATTTGGGCAAAGCGAACTTGCTTCAGCAATGGATGGCCAACGACATTTTTCTTGGCGTGGGGTCAGGAAGTGCCAATTGGTTTACCTCCCGCACGGCAAGCCTTACCTTTGCGGATGACAACACGTTGAACGTTGGCTTTGGCTACGTTGACACCGTCGTTGTGAAGTCAGCGGATGACGCCACAACCTACTCCCTCACGTCTGACTACACCGTCAACCTGACCACGGGAGTTATCACGCGTGCCGGAAGCGGCAGCATTGCCCACGGCGCGACAGTTCACGTTTCCTTCAACGTCAACGCCCCGCCCTCGTCCCCGGCCGACACGGCCCTTGTCACTCCCATTGGCTACAAGAAGATTACCGCAAAGAGCTTTGCCGAACTGGACGACGCGGGCACCGTGGTTGTTGACACCGGCACATTCAACCTTGTGTTCACTCCCACGCCGAACCTCTACCTTTCAAGCGTTCTTGGCGCTGGCGAGTTTGCCGGTTCCACGATTCGGGAAGTCGGCTTCTTCGTTGGCTTGACCCGCGCAACCGGGGTTGCCGGAACGGTGAACCTTCTGTTGCCAAACCAAGTTGCAAGTCCGGGTGTGATGCTGGCTATCAAACGACGCACCGCCCAAATTCACGACGGCATCACTGAACACGCATATCAACGAGTCCTTTCCCTCTAACATCCGCCATGTCTCAACTACTGCCGCCAGAAGATCAAACAGCCCTTCCGGGCTATTACATGCGTTTCGTGCCCGCAAGCGGCGTGAAGGCGCTTATGTTCCGCACCGGGAAGGCTCTTCAAGTTCGTGAACTGAACGAATCCATTCAGTCGATTCACGACCGTATTACGGGCATCACAAGCGCCATCTTCGCGGACGGCGACATTGCGAAGGGCCTTGAACTGGTGCGCCTCGTTGATGACCCTGACGGATTCGCCCTTCAAATCGGTTCGGGAAGCGTGTATGTTCAGGGGTTCATTTACCAAATGGACCTTGTCAAAATCAATGTCCCGCTTGACTTGAAGGTTGCGCTTGGCATCCGCCTTAACACCGCAATCATCACGGAACAGCAAGACGACACGTTGCTTGACCCGGCGCAAGGAACCTCCAATTTCGACAACCCCGGCGCAATGCGGCTTGTGCAAAGCGTGGTGTGGGGATGGGTGGCGGACGATGGCACCACGGACGGCGGCACGGGAACCTTCTTCCCTGTCTATACCATTGACAACGGCGTGCCCATCATGCGCAATCCGCCACCCGCCTTTGATGCGGTTGTGTCGGAAATCGCCAAGTACGATTATCAGTCATTCAAGAACTACGTGGGCACCGGCCTTGGCGTTACCTTCATGGACTCCATAGGGGGTTCGTACCATTTCAACGTTGATTCCGGTTCGGCCAATATCAACGGTTTCATGCGCCAGCGTGTGACTTCCACGCGGTTGATTTGGGCTGAAGACTTTGACCCCAAAGCGTCCAACAATGAACCGCACATCTTCAACCCAGGCGGTGACGGCCTTGGACACCTCCCCCTGAACAAAACCCCGCTTGCGGCGGTGCAAGGGCTTGTGGGCACCAAGCCAAAGACGGAAACCGTGACACGCGGTTCTTTCTCAGGCGGCAATGACGAGCTTTCGGAAACATCCGTGCTTAACGTCGTGTCCGTCGTGCAAGGCGGAACAACGTTCATTCCTGGAACCGATTACATTGTTTCGGGCGATACCATCAATTGGAGTCCGCTTGGCGCTGAACCTGCCCCCGGTTCAACTTATGTCGTGTCGTATCAGTATGAAGACGCGGTTACTCCCGTTTCCACGTCCGCAACGGAAGTTGTGGTTTCCGGCTTGGTGCCCGGAACGTATGTGAACATCAATTACACATGGAAGCTTCCGCGTGTTGACTTGGTGACGATGGACGGGGACGGCACTCTTCACCGTATCGAAGGTCAATCCCAAATCAGCAACCCGGCCCCCAAACAATGCCCGGCAAACCATGTGCCGTTGGCCACGGTTGCGCTTGATTGGGTGAACGACCCCGTTGTTACGGATATTCGGGACTTGACGGTTCCCGTGTCTGATTTGAACGAAATGAAGCGACAGATTGCCGCCCTCTTTGACCTTTCAGCGGAACAACGGTTGTTGCTGGCAACTATCATTTCTGACCCCACATCCAATCACGGAATTTTCACGGATTCGTTCAACAATGACAACATGCGGGACGCGGGCATTGCCCAAACCGCCGCAACCGTTGACGGGGTTCTTACCCTTCCGTTTGATGCTGCCGTGTACGTCCCCGACAACGCGGGCAATGTGGATTCCCTGACAACGCTTCCCTTCACCCTGGAAACGGCCATTTCGCAGGAAGACGCAACGGCGTGTATGCGCATCAACCCGTATGATGCGTTTGACCCCATCCCGGCACGCGTCACCCTGAACCCGTCCGTTGACCAATGGATTGACCAAGGTTCCCCGGACTACACCAGCAAGATTGCGCATAGCTTCGTTGAAACGTGGGCACCTCTAACTTCCCGTCAGTATTACTCTGACGTGCGCGTCACAACATCCGTCAGCTTCAAGAAAGTTGGCTTGGTTGTTCAATCCGCTTCGTTCATGCGGCAAACGGTCGTGGCATTCCAAATCACCGGGTTTGGTCCCGGCGAAGCGTTGTCATCCATCCATTTTGACAATCTGGACGTTACCCACTCCATCAACCTTTCCACGTATGGCGCGGACAGCCACGGCGTTGTAAACGGCCAATTCCAGGTTCCCCCGAATGTCACCCTTGGCGCAAAGACGGTTGCCTTTGTGGGAGCGGGCGGGAGCACGGCGCAAGGCACATACGTTGGTCAGGGGCAGATTGACCATAACTTGCTTCAGCAAGTCAACACGACCGTCAAGACCCACATTGACCCCTTGGCCCAAACCTTCACGTTGATTGATTCTGACCGCATTCTTGCCGGGGTTGCGCTGAAGTTTTGCGCCCTTGGTTCGGCTTCCAATTTGGTCTATGTTCAGATTCGGGAAACACAAGTTGGCATCCCTACTGACACCATTCTTGCGGAAGGCAGAATCAGCCCCGGCTCTATCACGTTGAACACATGGCAGAACGTGCTTTTTGACACGCCGTTTTACGCCTTGGTGAATCACCAATACGCTATCGTTGTTCTCACGGATGACGGACACCATGCAATCAGCATTGCCCGCCTTGGCGATTTCGTGACTTCCGGCAACGGGCCGCGTGTCGGATGGGTGACGGCGCAACCTTACCAAATCGGAACGCTCCTTGCCTCGTCTGACGCGCAAAGCTGGCTTCCGGTTCCTGACGCGGACATGACGTTCAAGCTTCTTGCGTGCAAGTTCACGTCAAACACCGCCGTTGTTCCGCTTGGCAAGTTCAGCGGCGTGAACGTCACGGACCTTCAGGCAATGGCAACCGTGCTTCGCCCTTCCGCCGATTGCACCCTTGACTTCCTCTTGACGGAAATTACTTCCGGTCAGCAATTCCGCACCCCGGAAAATCGCGCGTTGCGTCTTGACGACCGTATCAGCGATAACTTCCAAGTGGATGTGGAACTTGCCGGAACAAGTTTGCTTTCGCCCATGCTTTACCCGCTCATGCAATGGCTGGCGGGCAACATGCAAAACGCGGCGACGTACTACGGGCGTTCAATGCCCGCTGACGTGACCTTTGACGCCACCGTTACCTTTGATGTGCAATCGACAGGTTCCGCATCGTGCCAGCCGTTCGTTGCTTCGCAGAAGTTTGTTAGCGGCGTGCCGGTTCAGGATGACAACGGTGATTACGTCGCCGAATACCTCGCCCTTACTCTTCAGAGTTCAACGCCCGTTGGCGATGGATGGGTGACGAACACTTACGGTATCAGCGGGGCAAAGGGCGTTGGCCTGAACCGCACAACCGCCGTGTATCTCACTTTGGCGGGTTCTCCAAAATTCCGCATCTACGTTCGCAACCTTCGCATGATTGTGAAGTAACCTTGAACCCGGATTCATACAATGCTCGCAATTGACACAACCCCGGCACTTGGCCTGACGCAAAGCGTCACGCCTGGAAAGGTAATCACGGACGACCGTTCAGCGGCCCGTGGCTACCCTTACGTTGCCCCGCAAGCAAACGGAATGACTGACGACGGGCACCGGGTAAACCACGCAATCCAAATGATGGACGCTGACATTGCCGCCCTTCTCCTTTCCAACTTCACCGGCATTCCTGCCCTTCTACTGCTACCACAACGCTAACACACGCCATGCCTACTCTTGACGACGACATTAACACATTGATGGAAGCCCTTGTGACTCGCGCGGGCGCTCTTGTCGCCACCGCTGGCGCACAAGACCTTGCGTTGCTTGGCCATGCCATCGCGGCAACACGGGGAAGTACCGCGTTGCAAAGCATCATTGACGCGGCAACGGATGCCCTTGGCGAAGTGACCGGCTCAAGAGACGCGGCCCTTGCCACCCTGGCAACGCAACTGACCACAAATCAGAATGCGTTGACCGTGGCAACCGCAACCCTTGTGGCTCAATTGGGCACCGTCAAGGATGGCGCTGTTTCCCAAATCACGGGCGCTTGGCTGGCGGTTGCGGGTATGCGCATTGGTGATGTGGCGTGGCGCTTGTTCCCTAACGCCAACGACATTCCAAGCATGATACTTCCTTTGATTGGCGGTCAGGTTGACGCCACGGCGTACAACGCCCTTGCCGGGGCGTGGGGCCTGAATCCTGGCCAGACGCCAAGCGATTTTGTGACCCGTTACAACGCGTCAAACTTGCTTGGAATCACGGTGCAAGTTTCGGGCGGGTCGTTGTACTTGCCGAACCTTAGCGGATGGTTCCCGCAAGGCGTCAATCCAACGGACATGGGCAAGTATTTTCCCGACATGCTCAAGACCCATACACACGACGCCCCTTCTGGCGGTTCGTTCACCCTTGCCGCAACCGGCACTGACGCGGGTTCGGGCGGCACCGGGGCCTTGCATGTGGCGGGCACAAAGACGGGTGCGCCGTCCGCAACTAGCGGCCTGACCGTGGGAGCCAAAAACAAACCGGAAGCCATCGCGGGCGTATTCGTCGTTCGTGCTCTCTGATTATGGACACGACCGCACTTCAAACCGCAATGGATGCCTTGGCGGCAAACATCAACCGCCAAGCCGTAGCCGGGACGCTTCCTTTGGATGGCGCAACGCGGTTGTTAAATGCCGCCGCTGACTTCTTGCGTGCGGCCAAGCCAACGCGGTTGTACGCCCAAACGCTTACTTCCCCGGCACCGCTGGCCAATTTCACCTTGGACGGCTTTATCAATCGTTCCGTGCAATTGGTCGTGGTTCATGTGGGCACTGTTTCGCGTGTGCTTCCCGCCGCTGATTGGTCGTGGAACCTTGGCCTTGGCAAACTTACCCTTTTGAACAGCTACACCTTCCCCACGGGATGCACCGTGGATTTGTACTTCACTGAATGATTACTCTTCTCACATCCCCGCCGCAACGCGAACAAGCCTATGTGACAAAGGCGGGTGATGTGGTTGACGCGCTTTCTTTCGCTTACTACGGGGTTGAAGATTCAACGCACATCAACGCGTTGTTTGTCCGCAATCCGAAGCTTGCCATGTACGGCCCGGTTCTTCCGGCTGGCGTAAAGCTGTTCTTCCCCGTGGTCGTGGTTGCGCCCTCTGTTGCAAAGCTTGCCACCATTTGGGCTGTCACGCCAACGCCAAGCACGGGTGTTGCCGCTGGAACCGTTACCGCGCAATCTGCCGCCATTGCGGCGGCGGTATCTGTTGTCAGCCCCACGCAAGCCGACATTGAACAATACCTTGTTGTGTACCGCCAACAGAAGGCGGCGGGCATCGTGGTTGTTCCCCCGTCCCCCGTGTTCATCCCTAATTACTACGCTTCCGGGGCGGACGGCATTTCTGACCCCTACATTCCAAACTCTGACCCTGTCCTTACCCTCGTATGAATCCAGGTTCAAAAATCCTCGCCTTCCTTTTCGTGATGCTGGCAGGTTGCGCTTCCGCTCCAAAAGAACAGGTTACATTGTATGACGGGGCGAAGAACCCGCGTCCCGTGGCAACCGCTCCAAAGGCGGTGATTGATTCACGCGCACCGGGCACCTTGGCCGCATTGGACAAGCCCGTTGATTGGGCACCTGACACGGAACTTGGATTGAATGTTCTTTTCCGTCTCGCCTTGTTCATTTTCAACACGGAAGACAATCAGCCAAAATAACCTTGCAAGCTGATTACAAGGTAAATAGCTTTCGCAGAACCAAACAGACAACCTAACGCCTAACGACCACATGAGCGCCCTTACTTATCATCACGGTATTGATACCGTCATTGTCCCTGACCAAGCCGCGCCTATCGTGACGGCCAAGTCTTCCGTTATCGGTATCGTGGGAACGGCGGGCATGGGGCCTGTCAACGTGCCGACTCTCATTCAAGGCAACGGACGCACCGCAATTGCGACGTTCGGCGAACATCACCTTGACGGCTTCACCCTCCCCGAATCGTTTGACGCGTTTTCGGATTCGGGAAGTACCACCGTCATTGCAATCAATGTGTGTGACCCCACGGTTCACGCAACGGTTGTGGAGGCTGAAGACATTTCGCTTGATGCCCGGCTCAACACCGGCACCGCCGCGAAACCGTATCATACGGCGTTCGCCCTCGCCAACATCGCCAAAGTCAGCAAGACTTTCCCTGGCGGAAACACTTTCCAGATTCCCGACTATCTCACGGTTCAAAGCCTGAAAATCGGCGGCACGACCTACGCCCTCACAACGGATTACACCGTTGGCGCACCAAGCGGCGGGTTCAAGACCGTCACCCGTGTTTCGGAAGGCGCAATCCCGGCCCTGGCAACCGTCGTGATGACTTACGAGTTCAGCGCGGGCTTTGTGGAAGATGTGGATTACACCCATGACGCGCAACACGGCACCATTGACCGCGTTACCGTGGGAAGCCACATCCTCCCCGGCTCCACCGTCAACGCGGGTTACACGTACACTGACCCGTCTTTGGTCACTGACCTTGACATTATCGGCGCTGTCACTTCGCAGAAGTACACCGGCATCAAGGCCCTTCTGACCGCGTCCGCAAAGGTGAAGCTGAAGCCCCGCATTCTGCTTGCTCCCCGGTTCACGGAAACCTATTCCGACACGGACGCCAACGCCGTTGTTTCGCAACTCAACATTGCCGCCAAGGCCCTTGGTGCCATCGTGGTTTGTGATGCCGTCAACACGACGCTTCAGGAAGCAATCAACATGGCCGCGTTCTTCTCCAATTTGGAAGACCGCGTTTACATGCACTTCCCGTATCACATCGTCATGAACCCGGATGTTGCGGACGACAACATTGAACAGCCCGCCGCCGCCCGCATTGCCGGTCACATTGCCGTCAACGACAATACCAACGGCTTTTGGGACTCGCCTTCCAATCACGAAATTGCCGGGGTTCTTGGCCTGTCCAAGGACTTGTCTTATGGGCTTCAAGACACGGACACGGACGTTGACTTGCTCAACTCGTCCGGCGTGGTGTCCACCGTGTTTCAGACGGGTTTCGAGTTGTGGGGGAACCGCATGTGCTCCCTCGCTTTCCTGTCCGTTCAGCGGATTTCGGACATGGTTACGGAAAGCATCGCGGTTTCTCAGGCCGTGGCGGTTGACCGCAATATCACGAAGGGCCTTGTGGAGTTCATCGTGAACAGCATCACGGCGTACCTTCGCATTCTGGAGAACACCGGGGCGTTGATTCCGAACCCTAACCCGGACGCGGAAAACTTCAACGACGCATGGGCTGACCCCGACTTGAACACCCCTGACCAAGTGGCACAAGGGAACCTGTTCATTGACTATCGGTTCAACCCGCCGTTCCCCGCCGAACACATCCACTTCCGCGCACACGTCACGCGGGCGTACATCACAAGCATCTTCATCAACGGCTAACACCCCGCGACACGCAACCCTTCAAATCGACACTGACCTATGAGCATGACCCTTCCGAAAGTATTGAAAGCCTTCGCCATCACGGCGGCGGGGGCGGGCCTCGTTGGCAAAGGGGAGGGGTGCAAACTCCCTTCTTTGAAAATCAAGACAGACGACGTGCGCACCGGGGGCATGGATGCCGCCGTGAAGCAAGACATGGGGCAGGAAGACCTTGAATTTGACTTCACGTTGAAGGAGTACGAACCGCGCGTCATCAAGCTTTGGGGCTTGAACGGTGCGGGCGCTTCAAACTTCGTGGTCAAGGGCCATGCCGTCAGCGCAACGGGCGATGAAATGGCCGTGGTTGCCACCATGCAAGGCCGTTTGGATGAAGTGGACGGGGCGGATGTGAAGGCGGGTTCCGCCAATGACATTTCGTTCAAGTGCTCCTTGGTGTACTACAAGCTTCAGCTTGCCGGGGAAGTTGTGGTTGAAATCGACATTTTGAATGGCAAGCGCATTATCGGCGGCGTTGATGTGCTGGCCAGTCAAAGGGCGAACCTTGGCATTTAGGTTTGAATCCAGGTTCAAGGGTGTTTGGGGTGTTAGTGCGGGGAGCGGGGAAACTCGCTCCCCGTTTGCGTGTTGCGGTAGCTGTCAACTTTGATATTCATTACCCCGCGCAAGGAAACGCGCATAACACCAAACCTAACACCGCCAATGAACACACCCGCCGCCCCTGGAACCCCCGCAAGCACCGCCACCGCTCCCGCCGCTGTCGCGGCCCCCGCACCGGCCAAAACCCCGGCACCGCCCGCTAAGGGCATCAAGTCCGCCCCCGTGGCGAAGCTTCCCGGCACGCCCCTTGAAGGCAACCCGCGTATCAGCATCGCGGATGACGGCGAATCCATCCATATCAGCCTCAAAGTCCCCCTGTCGTCTGACAAGGTGCCCTCTTTGAAGATGGTTGAAGCCGAACGTCTGAAGAACGGCGTGTTGGAAGTGGTTGTGATGCGCGAACCGTGCGTGTTTGACCGCTTGGCCGTGTCCAAGATGCCGGGTGTTTTGGGCAACCCCATTGCCTACGAATACAACCTTGTGGCCCGCATCACGGACCTTCCGGTTGAAGCCCTGGAAATGCTGAAGCAACGCGATTGGGAGAACATCCAAGACGCTTTGGGAAAGTGGACGGACTAGCCGGTTACGAGGAAACAGAGATTCGCCGGTTAGTCCTATATCTCGCGCGTAATGCGCATCAACCAATCAAAGATGTTGAACGGATGCTTGGAAGCGACTTCATAAAATACGTTGAATCACAAGACGGAATTGAAGTTGAAATCCAAGAAGCTTACCAAGCGGAACTAGACAAGATCAAAACCAAGTAATCAAACCATGGCCGCTCCCTCCACTTCTGATACCAACATCACCGCCGAAATCGGGGCAGTAGTCGCCCCGTCAACGGACAAGGCGTTCAAGGAGTTGGACGAACGGATTGATGTTTTGATGAAGACGGCGGACGGCTTGGATAAGTCGCTTGGTAAAATCTTCACTTCATCCGGCAACGTCGCAAAAAGCATTGACCGTGCTACGCGTGGAATGGGCACCCTGTCCCGTACCATGAAATCTTTGGAGCGTAGCACGCTCAATTCTAACCTTGCGCAAGCCGCGCACATGCGGCAACAAACAAGCGGCACACGAACCACACAACAGCAAACCAGCGCAACCAACACGCTGACACGGGCCAAGGACGACAACGCCAAGGCAACCGAACGCCAGCGCAAGGCGGAAGAACGTTGGTCAGACTATCTAGACAAAAAGCGCCCAAAGGCAGGGGCGGGCATGGCACGGGCGGAAGCGTTCGCAAGCGGTGCGTCTTCCTTTGGCAACAAGGCAGGAATTGCGGCGGGCATTGGGGCGGCGGGCATTGGGGCTTCTTGGAAAAGCGCCATGGATGTTGAACGCACGCTTACCGCGATGCAAGTACAAGGCGGCATTGGAGCCGGGGACATGGGCGGCATTCGTTCGGAACTTCAAGCCTTGACCGGGCTGAAGGAAACGAACATGAACCTTGGCGAACTGGCCGAACTGTTCAAAGTTCAAATGTCGCAAGGCAAGTTGGACAAGACCAAAGCCTTGTCTGTAACCCGCATGATTGCCCGGTCAGCCACGGCAACGGGGCAAGAAGGCATGGGCGATGATATGGGCCGTCTTGCTCATTCGATGGCGCAAGAATTCGGCATCAAGGATTTGTCCCTGGCTTTGGACATGGTTTCCAAAGGTCAGGAATTCGGCAAGGTGAAGGCCCCGGCTTTCGCGCAAGGTGCGCCAAAGATGTTTGAGAATGCCCGCGCGTCAGGGATGACGGGGCAACAGGATTTGGGCCGCTTGCTGGCACTTACCGAAATTGTCGGCAGAGGTTCGGCAACGGGTGAAGAGGGCATGTCTAGCGCGTCAGATTTCTTGATGACGGTCACGGATTCCGGCTTTGCTGAAAAGCTCAAGAGTCAATTGCACTTGAACAAAGATGCCGTGTGGATGGGTGCGCAAAGACAAGGGGCTGACCCTATCTTGGCCATGGTCAACGCCATCAACGAACGCACGCAAGGCGACTATCAAGACGAGAAACTTGAAAAGCTTCTTGGCCGTCGTCATATCAAAGGCTTCCGTGAAATGGTGGAACATCGTTCCGACTATGACGCAATTGTCAAAGCCACCAACAACAGCAAAGGCACCGTTGACGCCAAGTTCAACACCGTGACTGATTCCCCCGCCGCGCGGATGAAACAGCTTATGGACAGCCTTTCTTCCATTTCGCGAAGCGTGGGCATCTTATTTGCCCCGGCAATGGCCCGCGTTGCTTCCGTGCTTGAAACGGTTTCGCGTGTGGTTGTCGGCTTCACCAACAAGTTCCCCACACTTTCAAGCGCCATTGGCACCGGGGCTGTTGCCTTCGTGGGGCTTGTAGCTGTCGCGGCTATCGCGGCAAAGACTGTTGGACTTGTCACGCGTGGGTTCATTGGCATGGCATCCGCGATGACCATGTTTAGCGCCCGCGCAAAACGGTTCAAAATGCTTACCGAAATGCGGGGCGGCATTTCCGCAAACGGCACCTATCTTTCCGGGTTCGGCAATTCAGGCCGCATGACTGGACGGCGGGGAGGTTTGGGCCGTCCAATGGTGCGCGGTTCCAGGCTTGGCAATTGGGCGGGCATGGCCGCTGAAATTTTCGGCTATGGCGATGCTGCCGACATGGTCAGTTTTGCCCGTGACGGTTTCGGAGTACGCCGTGCCGCAAGAGCGGGCGTAGGCGGGGCCGCATCCCGTGGGGCAGGCTTGGCCGCGCGTGGCGCTTCTGGCGGGCTTCTGGCGCGTCTGTTCGGGGGCGCACGGGGTTTGATTGGGCGGGCGGGTAGCGGCCTAATGGGGCTTGCTGGCGGGGCGCTTGGCTTCCTTCGTATGCCGTCAGGCAAAGCCCTGTCTGGCGGGCTTGGCGCAACCAAGGGGCTATGGGCACGAGGGGCGGGACTTGCGGGCCGTGGCGTCAGCGCAATAGCGGGCGGATTGAACACCGCGCGGTTCTATAGCGGAATGATGTTGGCCCGGCTTGGAAATGTGTTCCAGGGGGGCGCAATCCGCACCATGTTTACCCGCGCCGCTTCCTTTGGTTCGCGCATCTTTTCCCGCCAGTTCGCAATGGGGGCAATCCGCATGATTCCCGCTGGCTTGTCGGGGCTTGGCACCGCTGTTGGAACGGCAAGCATTGGCGCGGTAGCGGGCACCGTTGCGGCTGGCGCGGCCCTTGGCTATGCAATCTCCAAAGGCATCAACCACGTTGCCAAAAAGACCACGGGCCGTTCAGTTTCCGAAACACTGGCGGACGGGTGGACGGCAAAGCAGGATTCCGCGTTGTACGGTCAGAACAGCCGGTCAACGATGCTCTACGGACTAAGCGCGGGAATGCTACGGTCACAAGGCCATGAAGCGGACGCCGAACGCAAGATTGCACTCGCCAAGTTCAAGGCTGAAGTTGACCGCATCAACGATGACATTAAGCGCAACGGCGACAGTGCCGCAAAGCGGGTTGAACGGAAGTACGCGCAACAACAGGTTGACCGGCTCCAAAAGCAATTGGACGGAACCGAAACCGTTGGCGTGGTCAACGCCCGCACGGGCCAAATGGCCGCGAGGGGCGGCACGGGTGGCGACTTCAACGACCATTCAAATATCACAATCGTCATTGAAGGTGGAAAGAACATGACGACAAATGAAATGGCGCAAGCCACCGCAAAGGCCCTGGCAGAAGCCGCACGCAAACAGCACGGCCAAAACCAAAAAGTCATTCGCGGTTCGTATCACGATGGCGTTGCCACCAAAGGTTAGTTTGAACCCGGATTCAAAAGCATGAGTACCACCAATGAACCACAAGCCAGCCTAGGCGGGGTTATCTTTGGGCTTTCAACATCCGGTTTGGATACCATCAAGCGAACCATTCAATTGAAATGGCCCGGCATTGACCGGGTTCAAAATCGCCCAAAGAAACAGTTCACCGGCATTGGTGAAGAAACCGTTGTGCTTGATGGCAACTTCTACCCTGACGTTCACGGGGAAAACGTGATTCCCCGACTTCGCGCTTTGTCTGTTCGCGGCAACCCGATGATTTTGGTTTTGGGCACCGGCCAAAATTTGGGCATGTGGTCAATCGTTGAAATTGGCGGGGTGACTTCGCACATTCGCGGCGGCGGCAAGTCACGAAAGTTTGAATTCACAATCACACTTGAGTATTACCCCGGATGACCTTTAACAACGACAATCAGAAGCCCCGTTGCGTGGTGTCGTTTGAGGGGGGAGAACTTGAGGATTCGGACTCCCGCTTTGAATCATGCACCATTGACGACCACGCGGGCTATCAGAACGATACGGCGGAAGTCAGCTTATCCAACAATCCGTATGTGGAGTACCCGCCGCAAGGAACAGAGTTCACGGTGAAGATGGGGTTTGGCGACACTGAAAACCTTGTCACCATGGGTATTTACACGGTGGACGAAATAAAGGACACCGGCCCGCCTGACCGTATCATTGTGTGCGGACACGCCATTGATACGGATTCGCAATGGAAGGAAATTCGCTTCGCCACGTACACGAACGTTTCCGTTGGCGACATTGCCCGCGCGGTCATCAACCGCAACGGCGGACGGCCCATTGTTGACCCGTTCTTTGACAGCGTCATGCTTTCCTACAAGGCGCAACGGGCGCAAAGCGATCAAGATTTTCTGACCAAGCTTGCCGACGAGTACAAGGGCATGATGAAGCCCCTGTTGCGCAATGTGTACTTCATCCGCAAGGGTCAAAAATTGGACGCCACCCCAAAGTTTACCATCTACAAAACACAAGTTGC